CTTAATAATATCGGACTTACATATACCTTACCAGGATAACGATTCAATACAAAAAGCTATTAATTATGGTAAAGAAAAAAAAGTAAATTGTATTTTAATCAATGGAGACCTTTTAGATATGTGTTCAATTAGTAGGTTTGGACGTGATTGGAGACAAAGACAAATACATGAGGAATTTGAAGCTACACGTGTATTTTTAAATTCGTTACGTGAACACTTTCCGAAAGCTAAAATAGTTTACAAATATGGAAACCATGATGAAAGGTATGAGAAATTTTTATTTTTAAAAGCACCTGAAATATTTGATTGTACTGATTTTCAACTTGAAGTTTTATTGAAACTTGGCGAATTAAAGATTGAAGTAGTAAAAGAAAAAAGACCTATTCTTATTGGTAAACTAACTGTATTACATGGGCATGAATTATTTGGTGGAAGTGGTGGAGTTAATCCAGCTCGAGGAACGTTTTTAAAAACTTTAGAGAATGTAGTAGTAGGCCATTATCACAAAACAAGTTCTAATACTGAAGCTTCAATGTATGGAGATGTATTTAGCGTTCATTCCGTTGGTTGTTTGTGTGGTAAAACTCCTTACTATATGCCAATAAATAAATGGAATACAGGCTTCGCCTATTGCGAATTAGATATTAAAACAGGCAATTATACTTTTTACAATCTAAAAATTATTAACGGAAAAATATATTAAAACCTAATTTTAACACAACTTTAAAACCTAATTTAAACACTAACTTATGACAGGATTACGACACGCACTCAAAGAATACTTTATGGTTCATCAGATAAAAGGTAGTAACCCGATATTAGCATTCGATAACTTAAAACAACAGTATGTGGTTTTTTGGTACTTTAAAAAAAATACTATAATTAATCTTGGTTATGAAATAATTTTATAGTATATTTGCAATAGTTATGGCTTGCAGGAGCTAATTAACAATAATATTTATTGCCTTATTTCCCGAGTAGTGCCTGCACACGAAAGGGAGTTAAGGCATTTTTTATTTATTATGAAAGACCCAGCATTTTTATTTTACCCATCAGATTTTTTAACAGGAACCATGTTTTTAAATAATGAGCAAATAGGTATTTATATAAGATTATTATGTTCTCAACACCAGCATGGAGGATTAATTGATAAACTTAGTTTTAATTCATTGGTAGCAAATAACGAGTTATTAAGATCAAAATTTATAGAAACTGAACATGGTTTTTATAATGAGCGTTTAGCAACTGAAATGGATAAAAGAAATAAGAAATCAAACAATATGAGTGAAACTGCAAAAGATGTTTGGAGACAAAGAAAATTACAAAAGTTATACAAAAGTAATACAAATGTAAAAGAAAACAATACAAATGTAAAAGAAAATGATACAAATGTTATACATCCTATAAATATAAATAAAGATATAATTATAAATAAAAATATAAATGATATTGAAACTTATTTTAAAGAATTAAGTAATTCAACAAATTTTGAAAATATCAGTAAATCTTTAAATATTCCAAAAGATAAATTAACTTTAAAAATTGCAGACTTTAAAAAAACTTCTAAAATTGATTATCTTAACTTTAACGAATTTTGCAACCACTTTAAGAACTGGGCCAATAAAAATAATTCATCTAACCTAAAACTAAAAACTTCATTCAAATGATTCCAGCAAATACAAAATTAGAAGGTCAATTTCTCGGAGGATTATTAATTAATTCAAGTGAATTCAAATATATTCAAGAACTTTTTCACGAAGAGTTGTTTTATGATGAAAAAAACCAATTAATTGCAAAAGCTATTTTAGGCCTAAATAACGCATCCAAAACTATTGACCTTATAAATGTATCAAACGAGTTAGAAAGTACGCTTAAAATCAACCCTATTAGCTTTTATGACCTATCCTTGCTTACTAATGATGCTATCCTAAATAGGTTCGATGAGAAAATACTAATTCTTAGTGAGTTTTACATTAAAAGAAAAATGATGTATAAGCTTGCAGACTTGTTAGAAAAAACTCAAGAATCAACAAGTGATGTATTTGAACTTTTAGCTGATAACGAAAAGAACACAAACGAGATATTTAATAAGATTTCTATTAGCAAAACTTTTACTGCCTTAGATTGTGCTATTGAAATGGACCAGCACTTAGATAAAATTGATAAGTTAACAGATGGGGAGTTAATCGGTTGTGATACTGGTTTTAGTGAACTTAACAAACTTACTTCGGGTTGGCAAAATAGTGATTTAATTATATTAGCAGCTCGACCTGGAATGGGCAAAACTTCATTGATGCTTAAATTTGTTAATTCGGTATTAAATCAAAATAAATCGGTTTTAGTTTTTAGTTTAGAAATGTCTAAGCTTCAACTATATGCGAGGATGTGTTCACAAATAACAAGCATTCCACTTTACAAATTTTTAAAAGAAAAAATGAATCCTTATGAACGAGAACTTTATAAAAATGAAACCTTTAAGTTATCGAACTCACAATTATTCATCGAAGATAAAAGCGGAATTAGTATAAATTTTATTAAAGTTAAGGCCCGAAAGTTAAAACGTGATAAAGATATTAGCATGATAGTAATTGACTACATTGGACTTATTGACAAAGGTAATAATAACAAAAGTACCAACGATCAAGTTGCGGAAATATCAGGAGCATTAAAAGGATTAGCAAAAGAACTAAATATACCGATAATTTTATTAAGTCAGTTAAGTAGGGAAGTTGAGAAGCTAAATGATAAACGACCAATGCTATCACATTTAAGAGATTCAGGAGCTATTGAACAGGATGCAGATATGGTTATGTTTATTTATCGACCTGAGTATTATGGAATAATGGATGATGGAGCTGGGAACTCAACTATTGGTAAGGCAGAATTGATTGTTGCTAAACATCGGAATGGAGCATTAAGCGATATAATTGTTAACTTTAACGGCAACTGCACAAACTTTTATTAATATGAATGTATTAAGTTTATTTAACGGAATGAATACAGGACGCCAAGCATTAGAAAATGTAGGTATCAAAGTTGAAAAATATTATTCAAGTGAGATTAAACCTTATGCGATAGAATTAACGCAACATCACTTTCCTGATACCATCCAAGTTGGGGATGTAACAAAGTGGCGTGAATGGGAAATAGATTGGAAAAGTATTGATTTGATATTAAGTGGTAGTCCTTGTCAAGACTTGAGTGCAGCTGGAAAACGTGCAGGAATTAACGGAAAAAAATCAAGTTTATTCTTCACATTTGTTGAAATATTAGAACACATTAAAGCAGTTAATCCTAAAGTATTATTTTTACAAGAGAATGTTGGCAGTGCATCAAAATTAGATGTAGGTATAATGTCAAGAGCTTTGGGTGTATACCCTGTTAGAATCAATAGTTCACTTTTAACGGCCCAATTGCGTGATAGATACTATTGGAGCAATATAAGAACTAAAGAAACTATGTTTGATTTAGTAACTGATATTCCACAACCTAAAGATAGGAAAATTATGTTCAAAGATATTATAACAGATGGAGTAGTTATTAGGGTTAAAGCGTTAGCATTATTAGAAAGTGAAAGTAGAGTTTGTACAAGTCAAGAAAGTATTAAAAAACGTGCAGATAGAGAATTTATAAATATGGTTTATGTAGATAGAGATAAAGCACATTGTTTACTTCAAGGAGATTATAAAATGTTTATTAAAGATGAAATTAAACAAGATATTTATTTAAAAAAAAGAATAGATAATGGGCAACAAACACCTAATTTAATTTACGTTGATACTGATAAACATACTTGTTTGAAAGAATCGGACTCAAGACCACCAACAAGTCAAGAAGCATTAAAACACAGAAATGAAACTACTGGAATGATTACTTTAATTTATGAAGAAAACAATGAGTTACATTGCAAAACAAATACTTCAAAAGGTTACGATACAATTACAGAAAACGATTGTATTGATTTATCTTTTCCAACTTCAACAACTCGCAGAGCAAGAGTTACTAAAGGTAAAAGTCCTTGCATAATGGAATCAAATAATAACCTTTATTCATACAAAGATGGAATTGTAAGAACAGTAAATCAAATTGAAATGGAACGTTTGCAAGGTTTCCCTGATGGATATACTTCAATATTATCTAAAGCTAAAGCAGGTAGTTTACTTGGTGATGGTTGGACACTACCAATAATAGAACATATCTTTAAATTTATAATATGAATAAGAAAATTAAAGTTAAATATTTAAAACTTGGCAGAGAAAATATTTGGGGACTGGCTCATTGCGGACTTAATCTTATTGAACTTGATATTAGATTGAAAGGTAAAAAGCACTTAGAGATATTAACTCATGAAAGTTTACACATATTACTTCCTGAACTGGAAGAAGATGACATCGTGAAGCTCAGCGTAATATTAACAAAAACTTTATGGTCTGAAGGATATCGGAAAATAGATAACAATAATGATATGCAATTACAAGATGGAAGTAAGTAAAGATATTAAAATAAAAGCTGAAATTGAAGGCAAAAGAATGTTTGATAACAATCAAAAAAGAAATAGGCCAAATCACGAAAAAAGAGCTAATGGATTAGAAATAGATATATTAGGAGTAATGGGCGAATTAGCAGCATGTGAAATATTATCAAATAAAAAAAGAAAATATAAAAGAAATAAATCGGAGCTAAATCATCCAGTAAAAGAAGCTGATATAATTGTAGAAGGTTTAAATGGAAATATAACTATTGATGTTAAAACACATTCAAAACATTCAAAAGATTGGTATATAAATAAAAAAGCATTTTTTGATAAGAGCAAATATAAATCAGATTTTTATTGGTGCATTAAATTTATTACTGATACAAATATTCAATATGAAATATTTACAAAACATGAAGTATTAGAATGGAAAATAAGAAAATCAAAATATACCGATGTTTTATTTATGCAATATGGAAATAATTTAAAAAAATAATGTAGTATATTATCCACAAAAAATAACTTAATGTAGAAACTAACCAACAAATAAAATATGAATTACGAAAAATTTAAACAAATTATTGATTTGCAAATAGCTCACAATAAAAGATCAGATGAACTTTATGCTTTAAAAATTGATTTATTAGAAACCTTTGATGAAATTACAAGAGCAAATGATTTACTTTGGACTGAAGTATTAACCGAAAATGGGGATTATCATTTATGTTATTATTTATACGAAATGAATGGTATGTATGGAACACCCGATCTAAACGAAGAATATAAAGATATAAAAGAGCTGTATGATTATTTAATAGAAAACAAAGGATTCAAATGAATGTAACCGATTTTAACAAAGTTATTGAAAAAAGAATTGATTTGATTAAGTTAATTATGTTATCGAAAGGCAAAGAATATTCAACCGATTCCGATAAGTTCCATAATTTTAAACAGTCAGTTGGTATAAGCTTCCATACATGCCCTGAGAAAATAGCTTGGGAATTTGCTGTTAAACACTTTCAATCTATTAAAGATACTTTGGATTCAGTTGATAATGGAGATGTAAACTATACCGATAAATATATTGAAGAGAAAATCGGTGATGCAATTAATTACCTTATTCTTATTGAGGGGATGCTTAAAGAACGTTTATATAACAAATGTATTGAAAACTGATATAAATATGAAAGAATTTTTATATGTGATTTTATTTTCTGGTGGAAGAACATCCGCTTTTTTATCAAAGTTTATGAAACAACACTTGTATTATAAGAACTGCATTTTTATTTTTATGAATACTGGTAAAGAACGTGAAGAAACTTTATTATTTGCTGATAAATGTGATAAAGAATTTAACTTAAATTTAGTTTATCTTGAGGCATTAGTCAATAATGAAAAGGGTAAAGGTACAAGTTATAAAATAGTTGATTTTAAAACAGCTTCACGAAATGGAGAACCATTTGAATCAATGTTAAAAAAATATCCTTTACCAAATAATATGGCTTCTAATTGCACGAGAGAATTAAAACAAAGACCTATTGATGCTTATTTACGTGATAATTACAAAGATTTTAATATTATAAAAGTAGTAGGAATTAGAGCAGATGAAGCACATCGTAAAAGTGTAAATGCAGAAGTTGAAAAATTAATATATCCTTTATGTGATGAAATAAAAGTTGATAGTAAATTTATTCGTAATTGGTGGCAAAATCAAAGTTTTGATTTAGGGTTAAAAGATTATGAAGGTAATTGTGATTTATGTTTTAAAAAATCTTTAAAGAAGAGATTAACAATAATAAAAGAAAATCCTGAAATTGCTAAATGGTGGCTTGAAATGGAATTAAAATATACTTCCGAAGAAATACCGAGATTTGATTTAAGAACAAATAAAAGTATTGCAGAACTAATTGAAATGTCAAAAAGACAATTTACTAAAGCACAAGATTTACACGAGCTTTCTCAACAACAACAAGATTTATTTGAATACGAAACTGATTGCTTTTGCAAAGCTACTTAAATTTAT